AATTGTAATGGGTAGAGGTAATGGGAAGAACGGCTTTATTTCTCCACTTATATGGTATCTGACCACTCACATACATGGGATTAGAGGTTACAATGTAGAAATCATAGCAAATAACGAGGAACAGGCCAAAACCTCGTTTGAAGATGTATATGAAATGCTTGATGAAAACTGGTCTCAGATGAAAAAAGGGTTTCATAAAACTAAGATGCAAATAACATCTAAGACCACTAGGAGTTATATAAAATACAACACATCGAATGCGAGAACTAAGGATGGTAAACGCTCAGCTTGTCTAGTATTTGATGAAATACATGAGTATGAAAACTATGACTCTATAAATGTATTTAAGTCTGGATTTGGGAAAAGGAAACATAGCAGAGTATTTTATATAACTACGAATGGATATGTTAGGGGCGGAGTCCTGGACAATGAATTAAAAAAAGCTGACGATATTTTAAATGGTGTAATAACCGAGTTGGGTTACCTGCCCTTAATTTGGGAATTAGATGACGAGAAAGAAGCTGAAAATGAAGAAAATTGGGAAAAGGCAAACCCAAGCATTAATTATTTTCCAAACTTAAAAGCAGAGATTAGAAAACATTGGACAGATGCAAAATATCAACCTTCATCTGCAATAGAGTTCTACACGAAAAGAATGAACCTACCTAAAGAAGATGCCTATGCAGTAGTAGCACCATGGGAGAAGATAATAGCCACTAATAGACCTATACCTTATGATGAGCTAGAAGGACTACAATGCTTAGGTGGTATTGACTATGCCAGTATATACGACTTTTGTTCATGCGGATTACTTTTTAAGCATAATGGGTTCAGATATTGGATAGAACACACATTCGTAAATCATAAGGCTTTAAAGATAGAGGGTAGACAGATTAAGTTTCCGGTGGAAGAAATGGTAGATAAAGGGCTTATAACTATAATTAAAGACGAAACTATAAGACCAGAAGTGCTATCTAATTGGTTTATAGAGCAATCAGAAAAGTATAACATAATAAATATTGCTGCTGACTTGCACAGGGCATCTTATTTGAAACAGGAATTTGATGAAGTGGGATTGCCTTTGGAGATAGTTAGAAGTGGACCAGTTACCCATAGTCAATTGTCTCCACTGATAGACTCTATATTTGGAGAAGAGACATTAGTATGGGGAGATAACCCGACAATGAACTGGTACACGAATAATACCTATAAACAATTTGATAGTAAGGGCAATATCTCATATCACAAAATAGAACCACAGACTAGAAAAACAGATGGTTTCTTTGCATTAATACATGCCTTAGTATTAGATGACCAGCTACAAGAGACAGGAGAACCAGTATTTCTTAACACAATCACATTTTAGGAGGTGAAACATGGCAATAATAGATTTTTTAGATAGGGTATTTGGAGATAAAAGGGAAATAACCCTAAAAACATGCAGTGTAGGCTCAGATAGCAACATACATTATAAAGCCCTAATTACGGAGGCTAGTATCAATTTAATAGCCAAAACTATAGCAAGGGCAGAATTTCAAACTTTTGAGAAAGGTCAAGAAACAAAAAAACTAAACTATTACATGCTAAATGTAGAAGCTAATACAAATAAATCAGCTTTTTCTTTTTGGGAAGAAACGATAGAAAAGCTATTAAAAGAGGGGGAAGCCCTTATCTTACTACAGGATAATCAATTATACCTAGCAGATTCGTTTGAAAAAAGAGAATATGCTTTTAAGCCTAACCTCTATTCAAACATCATGATAGGGGATTATGAAGTAAATGAAGTGTGGGAAGAAAGCAGAGTTTTATATTTCAAGAATGACAATACAAAACTTAGAAATGCAATAAATGGAATATATCACGACTATACAAAGCTGATTAATTCCAGTATTAAAGGATACCAGAACTCCAAGGCAAGAAAAGGAAAACTAAAAATTCCTACCAACCTCCCTAAAACTCTACAGGAAGAAGGCAAATTGCAGGAACACATACAAGCAACAATGAAGGACTTTATGGATCCGGGCAAAGATGCAGTATATCCAGAAACTAATGGGTTTGAATATGAAGAAATAGACAAAACCAAAGAGTCTAAGTCTAACGATAGTGGCAGAGAAACAAAGAACTTTATAGATGATATGTTTGACTTTATAGCAGTAGCCTTTGGAATACCTCCAAGTTTATTAAAGGGAGATACCGTAGACACAAAGGATGCATTAAATAACTTTATTACATTCTGCATTAATCCTTTAGCGAGGCTAATTACAGATGAAATAAACAGGAAGATGTATGGCTATGAGTTATATAAGGATAGAACATATGCTAAATTAGATACAAGCAATATAAAAGCAGTAGACTTTAGGGATGTAGCAAATTCAATTGATTTATTAACTAGAAATGGAGCCTTAACTATTGATGACATATTAAGAATACTAGGAAAAGAGCCTATAGGTGGAGATATTGGCTCCATGAGGTTCATTACACGTAACCTAGAGGTATTAGATAAGGTTTTAGAAGAAGGTAGTATTAGCAACTATCAAGGAGGTAGCGACGATGGAGGGGGACAGGATTAACAATGGCAATGATGGGAACATGATAATAAGTGATACAACTATAAGAACATTAATTGTCAAAGGAATAGATGAGATCAAAAGAATTAAACAAGTAAACAGAGATGAACATATTTTCAAAGTAGGTAAGATAGCAAAAGATGTTTATGAAATAAAACTAATTTATAGAGTAGGAGATTATATGAAAGGGAGGTGATTAAGTTGGAAATAGATATGAACAAACCTTTATACTGTATAGACAAAGAAACTGGGGAAAAGTTTTTGGTTGATGGTATATTTTTCCCTTTAGGGAAACCATCAGGGAAAGATATTACTATAAGAGTTGAAAAAGATATGGTCGAATGGAGAACAATAGATGAAATCGAAATATTGGATAACACAAACTAGGAGGTGATTAAGTGAAAAGATATTATTCCTTATATCAAGATATAGAAAATAAAACAGCAGATATTTATATTTATGGAGACATTACTTCTTGGCCCTGGATTGAAAGTGATGTATCAAGCTACACTCTATCAAAGGAATTACAAGAGCTAGACGAAAGCATTGAACACATAAATGTTTATATAAATTCCTATGGTGGGGAAGTAGCAGAAGGTTTGGCCATCTACAATGCACTAAAAAGACACAAAGCTAAAGTCACAACTTATGTAGATGGTTTTGCTTGTAGCATAGCAAGTGTTATATTTGCAGCAGGGGATGAAAGAATAATGACTGATACATCATTATTGATGATACACAATGCATGGACTTGGGCAGCAGGAAACGCTAATGAACTAAGAAAGCAAGCAGAGGATTTAGAAAAAATTACTCAAGCTAGTATTAATGCCTACATGGATATAGTGAACATCTCAGAAAATGAACTAAAAGAAATGATGGATGAAGAAACTTGGATTAATGGTGATGAAGCCTTTGAGATGGGTTTTGCCACTAAATTAATTGAAGTAGAAGAAAAAGAAGTGGCAACTCAAAGTATTAGAAAATCTCTAATGCAGAAAATTACAAAAAAGCCTGAAAGGATACCCGTAGCAAATGTAAAAGTAGACAAAGAAGAAATAGAGAAAATAATCCAAGCAGAAATAAAAAAACTAGAGCGAAAATTAATCAATCAACAAGAACCAAAACAAAATAAAGAACCAGAAAATAAGCCTTTGGAAATGATGAAGGCTTTTTTTAATGTTAAAAATGAGGAGGAAGATGAATAATGAAAACAAAATTTGATTTACAATTATTTGGGGGAGTAGAAAACCCAGATATAATAGCTAAAACTAAGGAAGAATTTAGAGACGACATCAAGCAAGCATTAGAAGAAGGAGATACAGAAAAATTTAGTCAAGTATTTACTGATTACATGGCAAATATAGAACAAGCAGTAATGAGAGAGGCACAAGGAGTTATAGCAATAGACGATAGCAACATACTTCAAACTAGAGGAGTTAGACAATTAACTTCTAAGGAGAAGGAATTCTATCAAAAAACTATAGAGGCTATGCAAGCAGCACCAAACTCAGTCAACAATCTAGATGTGGTAATGCCTGAAACTGTAATTAATTCAGTATTTGAAGATTTAGCAGTAGACCATGAATTACTATCTGTAATTGACTTTAAGAATGTAACAGGTTTAACAAGAATTCTAATGAATACTAATGCAAGACAATTGGCACAATGGGGGCCATTAAACTCTGAAATTGTTAAAGAATTAGAATCAGGCTTTAAGGATATTCAGTTAGGACAAAACAAATTATCTGCATTTATGCTTGTATCTCAAGACATGCTAGACTTAGGTCCTGTATGGTTAGATAGGTATGTTAGAGAAGTCATGTATGAAGCACTCGCATTTGAGCTTGAATATGGAATGATACAAGGTACAGGAAAGAATATGCCTATTGGTATGATTAGAGATTTAAATGGAGCAGTAGTAGATGGAGAATATCCAGAAAAAACAGCAATAAAAGTAACAGAATTAGACCCCGCTAGTTATGGCAAATTATTAGCCAATCTATCCAAAACAGAGAAAGGCAACCCTAGAGTAGTAAATAATGTAATTATGATAGTAAACCCAACTGATTATTTAACAAAGATTATGCCAGCCACCACAATAAGAAAACCAGATGGAACATACGCAAATAACGTATTGCCATATCCTACTAGGATAGTACAATCTATGGAAATGCCAGAAGGCAAGGCAGTAATAGGAATGGCAGATAAGTATTGGATGGGTATGGGTCTAATTAAAGATGGGAAAATAGAATACTCTGATGAATATAAATTCCTAGAAGATTATAGAACTTACAAAATCAGATTCCTTGGCCATGGACAAGCGAAAGACAATAATTCCTTTATAGTGGCAGATATATCCGAATTAAAACCTTTGATTAACAAGGTAGAAGTAGTGCAAGAAACTCCAGAAGTACCAGAGGCCTAGGAGTGATTTAATTGAAAGCAAAGGTATTAAAAACATTTAGAAATAAGTACAGTAAGAAAATTCACAAGAAAGACGATATATTGGACATATCAGAGAAACGGTTTAAAGAAATAAACTCAACAAAGTATGGAGTTCTAGTTGAAAAACTAAAAGAGCCTAAAAAGTAGGTGATTAGATGTTACAAGAAGTAAAGGAATATCTTAAAATAACATGGGATGATGAAGATAGTTATATCCAAGGAATAATCAATAGAGGAAAAGACTATTTAAATAATTTAACAGGAACAGAGCTTGATTTTGAAGTGGAAGGGCAGCCTAAAGCCCTTCTACTTGATTATTGCAGATACGCCTATAACAATGCATTAGAGTATTTCGAAGAAAATTTTCATAGAGAATTAAGAAGGCTAATAATCCAGGAAGCGGTGAAGAAAAATGCTAGAGAAGAAGGATAGAATGAGAATTGTGGGTAGAGTATATAAACATAAAATTGAAATATGGGACCTAGAAGCTACAGCAGAAAATGAAGTAGGGGAAGAAGTACAAATTCCCCAAAAAGTATGCGAACTATGGGCTGACGTAAATCCAGTACGAGGAAAAGAATACTTTGAAGCACAAAAAATAGTTCCTGAAATGCAATATAAAATAACAACAAGGTACAGAGAAGGAATTCATCCAGCTATGCTAGTTAAGTGGGGAGAAAGAGAATTAAACATTAATTCCGTAATAGATATATCAGGGAAAGAGGAACATATGGAATTAATGTGTACTGAAAGAGTGAAAACTAATGGCTGATTTTAAAGTAGAAGGCATAGATGAATTTCAAGAAAAGCTTAAAACCATAGAAAAGAAAGCACCTGATAGGATATTAGATAAATTAGATGAAGTTGGAAAAGAATTAAGAAAACAAGCAATGAATAATACGAAAAAAGGAAAGACTGGAAATTTAAGAAAAGGATACAAACTCCTACCTGTAGAAAAAATTAAAGGTGGTTATCAAAAGGGAATGACTAATACTGCCCCACATTTTCACCTTGTAGAAAAAGGGCATCGGAAGGTATCTAAAAGTGGAAAAGAATTGGGTTGGACGGAAGGGAAATTTTATTTAGAGCGCACAGTAAAAGAGATGGAAGAACCTATAATGGAAGAATTGCAAGAATGGCTAGATGAATTATTTAATGAGTTAAAGTAGGTGATTAAATGAAAATAATAAGTAGAATGCACAAAAAGTGTCAAAAGTGTAGTAAACGTGATACTTGTAATGATAAAAGAATGGAAGCTTGTGGCATGCTGGAAATGCCACAAAATATAATTATCAATATTTCACCGCAAAACAACCAAGCCAACATCGAGGACATAACTAAAAATATACAGAAAGAATTAGAAAGATCTATGCAATGTGGTTTTATGAGGTGATAAAATGATTACCTTAGTAGATATAAAAAAATCAATAAACCAAGTCTTAAAAGCTAATTTTCCAGACATAAAACTATATGCAGATGAAGTTAAGGAAGGTTTTACAAGGCCTTCTTTTTTTACGTCTATAATTCCTATCATCTTTAACTATGATACTACAAACTATTCTTCTAACAGATTAATGGTTGTAATAAATTATTTTTCCGAGAACGAAACAGAACTAGAAAATTTAAGGATGGCAGATGCACTTAAAAAAGCCTATGGAATGACTTTAAAAGTAAAAGACAGATACATTACATTACGAGAGATAAAAACTGACATTACAGATGGAGTATTACAGTTTAAGTTTGATTTAAACTTCTTTGATGGCGTTGAAATCACCAAAGAAGAATACGAAATTATGAAACAATTAAACATAAATTTAAAGGAGTGATAAATAATGGGTTTACCTTCAATTAATATTTCCTTTCGTGAGCAAGGTATAACTGCAATTCAAAGAGGTCAAAGGGGCATTGTGACCTTAATTTTGAGGGATACAATTCCAGAAAAAAATCCAATTGAAATATATTCAACAGCAGATCTTCCTGATAGTTTTAATGATTTTAATAAAAAACAAATTAACTTAGCTTTGATGGGATACCAAAGACCTCCAAGAAAAATAATAGCGTATGTAATCGGCTCTGAAGATGCTTATAACGAAGCTATGAACTATTTAGAAACTATTAGATGGGACTACTTAGCAATACCAGAAATACAACCAGAAGAAACAATGGAAGTAGCAAATTGGATTAAAAGTTTAAGAGATACTAAAGGTATTAAGGTAAAAGCAGTATTGCCTAACACACCAGCTGATCATGAAGGAATTATTAATGTAACGGCAGATGAAATGTATGATGGTAAAGAGACTTATACTGCAGCTGAATATTGTGCTAGATTTGCAGGATTGTTTGCTGGCACACCACTTACTATAGCTGCAACATTTGCAACATTACCAGAGCTGGTAGATTGTAAAAAACTGACTAAAGATGAATTAGACGAAGCTATAAAGGGAGGAGAGTTACAACTTTACAATGACGGAGAAAAAATCAAAATAGCAAGAGCAGTTAATTCTTTAGTCACTACTACACAAGAAAAAGGCGATTCGTTTAAGAAGATAAAAATAGTAGATGCTATGGACATGATTCATGACGACATAAAGAAAACAGCAGAAGATAACTACTTAGGCAAATATGCTAATAGTTATGACAATAAGTGTTTATTAATTAGTGCAATACAAGGCTATTTTGACCAACTAGAATTAGATGGAATATTAGACAGAGGCAAAAACTGGGTAGGCATAGGTGTTGCTGCACAAACTGCCTATTTAAAATCTATTGGCTATAAAACACCAAATGGTAGGACTGTAGAGGATATGGAAGAGCAAGAAATAAAAGAAGCTAATACTAAAGATAAAGTATTTTTAGCAGCAAATATTAAGATATTGGATGCAATAGAAGATATTGATTTGCCTATTACTATATAGGAGGGATGAAGCATGAGAGAAATAAAACCAGAACAAGTCATTAATGGTAGTTGGGGAGAGGCTTGGCTTGATGGAGATTATTTGGCAGAAATAAAAGGATTAGAAGCTAAAATTTCAATAGAATATGAAGATATAGATAGACCTAGAAGACTTGGCAAGGGGAAGAAGATGATTGGTTTTGAAGGAACTGGCACCCTTAAATTGCATAAAGTGACTTCTAGGTTTATTAAATTATTAAGCGATAATCTAAAGCAGGGAAAACAAACTTCATTTACAGTAATATCTAAACTGGATGACCCAGATGCCTTAGGGGCAGAAAGAATAATGATTAAAAATGTAACATTGGAAGAATTAACATTGGCTAACTGGGAAGCTAAAACTAATGGCGAAGAAGAAATACCATTTAGCTTTGACGATTGGGAACCAATGGATTTAATAGATGAGTAGGGGAAAGGCTACTTTCCCCTTAATTCAATGGGAGGAAACTATGAAAATAGAAGATACTCAACAAGGAGCAAGATTAAAACAAGCTACTGAAAGTTTAGTAAATCAAGGAATACTAGGAGGGAATGTTATGAGTTTAATAGATAAATTACTACAATTAGATGTAAAAAAGGTTGTAGAGAGACCAACAAAAGAATTTGAAATAAAGAGATTATCAGAATTAGCAGGCGAAAAGATATTATTCAAGTGTCAAGCCTTAGATGGAGAAACCTATGCAGACATACAAAGAAAAGCGATAGATATATCTAAAAAAGGAAATATTAAAGATATGAAAATATTTGAAATGCAATTAATGACATGTGTAGAAGGCATAATTGAACCTAATTTAAAAGATAAGAAATTATTAGAGCATTATGGAGTACCTACACCAAAAGAATTAGTAAAGAAAATACTACTACCTGGAGAGATAGCGGATTTACACAATGTAATTAATGAATTGAGTGGATACGAAACAGATGATGAGGAAGAAGATATAAAAAACTAATAGAAGAGGATCCGACCACGAATATTCTTTATTTGCTATTTAGATATAAAGGTTGGGAGCCTTCAAAATATTATTGGATGCCAGCAGGGGAGCAGAAGATTATTAGAGCATTTATGAAAAAAGAAATCGAAGAAAGAAACAAAGAAATTGACAGTACAAACAACTCCCTTAATATGTTATAATAATGGTAAATAATAGAAGGGGGTTGTAGTATGGATAGGTTTTTTAAAAGTAAAGAAGAAAGGAAACAAGAAGACAAAGAAAGACAAGAAAGGTTACTTAAAGAATTTATTGAAACTAGAAACTTAGAAAACTTATCAGAAAGCGACAAAGAGTTTTTGGATTTAATCAGAGAAAACGTAGAAGATATAACAAGATATTCAGTTAAAGGCTCAGATGTTGAAATAAGACAACTAGAAATGATGAATGTAATTGCAGAGCAAAACTGGCTAATTATAAAATTATTGAATGACATAAATAAGAAATTAGATAGGTGAAGAAAATAGCCTTTTAAAAGCAATATAACAAACAATAACACATATACCAATACAATAGGTATATGAAAGGGCAAAAAGCCTGTATAGAGCCGATAAGCACTTACTAAGCAGTAGGTGCTTTTA